TAAGAGATGCGAGCACACGGTGTCCAACATATGCAGTTTCGTTACCCCAACCAATACTCACAGTAAAATCTCTTTCTTTTGCAAGATCAACAATGTAAGTATAGTTGGTGTTATATTCCCCCGTTGGGTCAGTGTAAGGATCATAAACGATTTTTATCCTGCCTTTATGAAAAGCGGAAGCAACAACCTGGAATCGAAATTTCATTGTGCCTCTCCATCGCTCAAAAGGTAGTGCTGCGTAACAGCAGGCTGGAAAGTGATACTCGGTCTGACCACCCGTTGACAATACATCGTACAAAACAGGTGACACTTCATTAGACCATAACAGAGTCTCTGCTGAATCAGAAATGGCCCATGGGAAAGTCTTCAAATATGATTCTCGGCAAGATATTGACTGGATCGTCATCTCATCCGTACCATCAAGTCCACACACACGAGAATCTACACTAGTCTCCTGTTTCGGATCTAGAGTAAATTTAACGGCATTATCAGTATAAACAGTATTTGACATATTACCCATGAGACGTGGTGTAAAAGGCTCAATTGCATCAATGTAATTAGGTCGCGAATACCCAAACATCTGCGCAATGTTTGAAACAGTAGATGCAGCCATTTGCGAAGCTCTTGCATATGGACCGATAATCGGAACATTACGTAGAGAACCGGCAATTTTGGCAATAACACCTGCAGGGCGGGAAACAGGGCCAGTACCATATTCATCTGCAGCTTGCGGTTGATAAATGACTGTGTCTTCACATTCACACTCGTCACCTGCCTGAGCAGAAATAGAACTGGGATTAGTAGAAGTAGGTGTGGACAGAACTACATTTTCTGCCCATACAAAAGCACTAACAGTGACATTATCAGTAGCACCATTTGCATGCTTGAGAGAATTAATACCATGAATAATAATTTCTCCCATTCTTTGCCAATCCTGTCCTGGAATGTTTAATGCATTCCTCACCCAACAAAATGGCAGGTGTAAAGTACCACCTTGTGACTTTGTTGGGTCGAGAAAAATCTTGGGTCTCTGACTCGCATTGATAATATCTTGTTGGAAAAATGCTCGATCACGAGTGATATTATCAAATTGATGCAGAGGGGTGTATGATGCAATGGCGCGTCCATAATGGAAACCATTACCGTTAATAACGAATTTAACCTTAAGCTCACACCGCATTAAATTATAATTCGAAATACGATTAATAATGCGTGGATTTTGGAAAAAATCATTCCACGGATTAAAAGTTTCAAAAATATTCGTTCCAACCGCCCAATTGTAAGAGCGGACCTTAACGGGACGAGCAAAGAAATTCGCCAAATCGGCATCATTCGTGTCAGCAGTACCAAACGTTGAATCGGGATTAGAATTAACCATATAGTCCCAATGTGCAGTCTGATCGCTGAAAGAGAGGATTTCCTTTGTAGAATCCAACGCCTCCTCATTAATTGTAACGTTGAATCTCCCCGGCGTCTCCGGGGCAGACGGGTTTGTTATTGATGGACCCGTACCACCACTTTGGTTATTAGAATTGTTAGAAAACCCTTTATTTATTCATCTAGAGTGATGGCTCAATCACCTCTGATATAACATATTTGCTGAAGTAGCGAACTTCTCCCCTAAATAGGGGTATCCTGAGGGCAGGGTGCTAACGCATGCAAAGCCTAATATAAAATATATAACATGTAAAAATACATATACTGGTATCCATATACACACGGTCCTATTCAACTATACCTCAATTAAGAGGAACCCCAACGGACAATCGGGGTGAAATACCTACCACTTATTCGAGTAAGGATGCCTAACTAAACGAGGCGACTTACGGGTAGGTTGTGAAACTTGAGGGACAAGTTTCTTAGGCTTGTCCTTCTTAATTTCTTCGGGAGGTATATGTTTGAGATACTTTACTGTAAAAACACCTTCAAGATCTTCATACGTTAAATGTAATCCCTTACAACCATGAGAGATGTTACACTTCTTTGCAACTTCATTCATTTGAATACGCCGAAATTCGTATACATCACGGCCGTGATAGAACCACTCCCTAAGGGCTCCATCAATATTCATCATGCTTTGTTCTGCATTAGAAACTGCAGACGACTTTAATACAGCATGTAGAGATTTGAAAATGGACATCTCATCTAAAGCCCCAGTCCACAAGTTCAATCTCTCATTCCAGATATTTCTCCTCTTGAGAAAGTCAGCCTCACTATCCAACATATACTTAGTGGGGACAGATTCTTTATCAGGCATAGTAAATTTCATATCGTGATG